ATTACCTTCTTCCTGCATAATTTGCACAGACGCACACATACTCGTCGCCTTTGTAAAGATATTCATGTATTTAAGACTATATAGACCTGTAATTTCTTTGCTGTCTTCAGGGCATTCTATACAAGTTTCTTGGTTAGCAAAATCACCTTCACATCGGAGGCGTAGTTCCTTTCCTTTTCTGGTAATTTCGATTTCAGAACCAATGTTTGACATATCACGGCATAACCTCTGAAAGTCTGCGGAAGGTAGTATAGTATTGCTCGTCATAGTAACATCTGGTACTTCGATACGACTTTCATTTATGTCCAGAAGTTTAAGTTGAAATCGGGTACTTGTTTTCTTAGTCTCGCTTATGATCTCAATATCCATATACTCCTTTGAATTAATCTCAATTTTGAGTACATCATTGTTCGTAATCGTCTTTAAAAGTTTGAAGGTGTTTGAAATGTTAATACCCGCAATAATTTCATCATGTTCACAGTGATATTCTTCAAAATTATCAGCTGAGAGGAACATATCAATGAGGGACGTCCTTGCGGTGTCAAGTGTAATAATATACATACCACTTGGTTTAAAATAAACATTAACATCGTTAAGAATATCTTTTAAAACTTCAAAAGTGGACTTTATAGCGGATGCTTGTATAGTTACCAACTTCATAATTACTATTTTATCCGCGTTTTTTCTTTAAATCTGTTGGTTATATGCAACACCTTTACTGACATCCATGTTAATTTTTTGTTCCAGTTCACTTGTCATAGCTGGCTGTAAAGACTGTCCATAAGCGTCGAGTGAAAACATCTCAGAATCATTCTCTTCATCGTCCAGACCGGTCATAGAGCATCCCCCACTAAATCCCCAGTTGGAGACCTCTTTATTAGGAAGAAGTGAGTCTAACCAGTTTTTTATTTCTGAACCAACAAGAACTTTACCATTTTTTGTTAACATCGTGGGGACTCGCGTAATCTTATTCCTATAGGCAGGTGGAATACCCTGAGTATTTATATTATGGTAATGAACAAGCTGCTTCAATTGTGGTTGTCTGTTTACATATTCAATAACTTCCATGGAGTGTTTGCACCTTGGGCTATATATCAGTAGAGACATCTACTATGTATGTGGTATTTTGTAAAAAAAAATTAACGCATAGTAGTAAAGATGATGAATTGGTCTTTAGCGATCCTTCTTATTGCCGTTGTCCTGTTACTTACGGTCAAGCGTGAACCATTCACTGAAATGTTTGGTTTTTCAGGACACAGCAGACCAACTGGACGTGTTCGCTTTGACGATTCCAAACCCGATTTGACTTCGTACCGTCAGGCGGAAGCTGATGTTAATAATGACATGATGCAGGAGTTTGTTCTTCAAACCAATAAAGAAATTTCCAAGCGTACAGGTCTTTGCACATACATCATAGAGACCATCGCCGTTAAAAAGTATGTTGCACCACCACCAACCTCTATAACCGAAGGTGCGCCCGTTTCATCGGGTAAGAATGATGTTTATGAGGCTGTTTTTATGACTGTGAAGAACAAGGGATTTGCCTTCGGTTTCACCGTTATAGCTTATTTTGAAGTTACAAACAGTGGTGTGATTACATTGAAATCTATTCGCACCCAACCACTTGATGTTGAGTCTGAGTCTCCCGTTTCTCCATTTAAGGGTGATCCCTCTGGTAAAGAGTTTGTAAACTATGAACTTGTCAAAGAAAAAGCTGTACCCAGCCTCAGTGAGTTAGAAATGGCTAAAAATAAATTACAGTAATTGTAATGATCAGCATCAATGACGTAACCAAAATTGATGAAAAGAGAAAACAAATCAAGAAGGAAACATACAAACGAATATACGAACAGTTTTCTCGTAAAATAAAGCAGTCTGTAGAACTTGGTCACAAACAAATATTTTTAACAATACCCATATTCGTAATTGGATGTCCTACATTTGACAGATCAGCTGCAGCGCGGTATGTAGCCCGTCAGTTTACACTGAGTGGATTTGATGTGAGACACCTAAGTGAGTATGACATATACGTGTCATGGATTATACCTAAAAAGGTTAAAGTGAAAAATGAATCAGACGAACCCGATTTCCCTGACCTTATGAACTTGAAGAAGATGGCGGACAAATACAGGAGAAGTGCGTAGGAAGTTTAGTAATAAAAACACACTCAATGATAAATGGATAACTTAAATATACTGGTTGAAGCCAAAAAGGAGTACCTTGGTCAACTTTGTATCATTATGTGTCCAGTTATGATTGACGTTTTTCAGGATATGTACAAAGAAGCCGTCACACTTTCAAAGGGAAAGAAGCCTCTTGTTATGTTTCAGAAGCTTCTGAAGGAAGTTCCCAACTGGTCTAATCAGATGTCTGCTAACCATACCAGTAATATCGCGGATCGTTGTGCTTGGTTCAATGACCTTCTGGCGGCAGTCTTTGTTGCCTGTACTAAGATTCTCTCCGCTGTTCGCCTAAAGGCTGACAATAAGAAGATTAGTCTCAAACTTCCAACTAATGAGGTATTTATTCAAACATGCTACAATAATTGCGCCAAAGATCTATATCGTGATCCTTACGTGTTCCACGAGGAGCAGAGTGAATACGCCAGGGATGATCAGCTTACTCTACGTTTTTGTACAGCCATTGAGAATACAGTGAAGGAGTTGATTCCCGTTCAACAGATTCTTCAGACTTATATGTCACAAGAAACCCGTGATATTGATCTTGATGGTGATATTCAAGACGCAGAAGATCCCGACGTGTTTGATGGTCCAATGGATGAACCAGAACCAGAACTCCCTCCTATGGAAGAGCATCTCCCAGAGAACGAACCCATGATGGGCTCTGAGGATCAACAGGTTCACCCAACTGGTTTAGAGAATGAGTTTAAGACTGTTCCAGGTGTTCAAGCTCCACAAGCGGACTTTGACCCGGAACCCATGGAAGAACCTCAACCAGGAATGGGAATGGAAGGACCCCCTCCTCCTCAGGCTGAGACAGAGGATGACGGTGTTCTCTTTGGTGATGCACCTGATCACCGTATAAAAAAAACTGCGTATAATTAAATGGAGTTATCCGATTATCTCAGAGATCCAATTAATGCCGCACTTATAGCCGCCGCTTTGACTGCTGCTTATATTCACGTCAAAGCTCAACTTAACAACGAGGGTAAGTTAGAGCTTAATAAATATGCTAAACCCGCCGCCCTAAATGCTATTTTGGTATTTTTCATCGTTTCTAATGGTATTGGACAAAGGGAAGCTATATCTAACGAACCTTTTTAACTTAAAGATTAAACCTTACATTAAAGAAAATGGCGTCTGTCACCGCGTTTAATGACATGCTCACCCAATTTCTTGTGGAATTGCACAAGACTTTTCCAGAGGAAAAAGGCATCAAGAAGATGACCGCTTCTTTCGAGATGATCAAGGAAGCTAACCCACGTCTCGTTGTTGACGGTTTCATGAAGGGTGTTACTCCCTACGCAGACAAGATCTCTGCTAAGGATGAGTCCTTCCTCCTTGAGGAGATTGAGAATATCGACTTCCTTAAGGAATTGAACATCAAGAGCTACTGGTCTCGTATGAGTGATGGTACGAAGTCTGCTACCTGGCAGTATCTTCAGACTCTCTACATGCTTGGAACCACTATCAACTCTATCCCCGCTGATACTCTCAGTCAGATTGAGCAGATTGCAAAGGGTGTAGCTGACAAGATGCAGACAGATGGTGGTGAGCTTGACCAGGATGCCCTTATGCAGATGATGGGTAGTATGCTTGGTGGTCTCAACAAAAATTAAACCTCATGCTATATTAAATGAAGGTTTGGTTTGACGATCCTCAGCAACTTACTAGATCTGATGAGGTTTTACAGTTCTGGCCTAATAAGGAACAAACTCCAGAAGACCGAATCAACGCAGCTTCTCGTTTTATAATTTATGCTACTTGCATCATTTATGTATCTCGTCGTGACCCAAGGATCTTTGTCCTCGGTGGCACTATTCTGAGTGTTCTTTATGTTATGTACAAGTCTAAAATGATCAAGGAAGGATACGGTATAAGTATGACTGGTGATGAACGTGGTTGTCAGATGCCCACTGTAGACAATCCAATGGGTAATGTACTTATGACTGATTACACAGATGCCCCTAATCGTCTCGAAGCTTGTTACGCCTCTTCTGTTAAACCTTTTATCAAAAGTTATTTAGATGATCGTATTCCATACGATGCTGGTAGATCCAGATCTTCCCACCCCCAATATCAGCGAAACGCATCGGCTCGTCAGTTCGTAACCGCCCCAGTTTCAAAAATCCCAGGCGATCAAACCTCCTTCGCAGAGTGGTGTTATGGTCCAAAAAATGGACGTGATTGCCGAACTAATCCAGAGATGTGCAGCCCCAACTCAAGGGGAGTTCAGTTAGAAGCTTTCGCGGGTCTTGATGCTTCTGGTGATAGCCGAGTTTCTCATCGGGGATATGGCATTGGACCTTCTTAATATAAATATTCTCATGTAATAATAAATATGGCATACCAATTACAACCTGGTCTTGCAATAGTTGAAAATGCTGGCGCTCTCCCACCTGTGAAAGCAACCGAGGAAGTTTTTGTCTATCCTCAGCCCAGTAACCTTAACTACTGCGACAGCCGTCCTAACACTATGCTTTATGGCACCGCCCCCTACCTGGCAGGAAAAGGTGCCCCAGCCCGATTTATCGAGACAAGTGATGAACTTCGTCCTCAATCTACCTCTCGTTTTAACAAGGTCGTTGTACCTACTTATGAACGTAACCTCTTCCCACTCACTAATATGGAATGTAAGGTTCCCCTTCGAACCTTAAGTTACGAACCATCCAGTACCCGCGCTGATCTCCAGAACGGACTTTTCCATCAGAGATACGCTAATAAAAATATCAATAAGAAGTAAGAATGGCAGATCCCATTTCACTTGCAGCTATTGCTGGTTTAGTTTTTGCTGGTAGATCTTTGAGTATTAAGAGTAAACCAGAACCAGTCAAGCCTCTAGTAAAAGAGACAACAGGTTCGTCTCCCGAAATAATTGAACGTACTGTTGAGTCTGACATGGGTGGTGGTCTCCTTTCAGACGTTCCCGATTTCTATGAGCGTCAGTTTGAACCACGCGTTGAGGTAGCCTCTAAAAGGGAAATGGAAAGTTTCGCTGATATTGGTATACAACAAAGAAGTGGTGGTCAAGAGATCCTAAATATGAGAAATCGTGTATATGATACTGGGCGTATGAACAATCTTTCCCCCATTGAAAAACAGATGGTTGGTCCAGGTCTCGGTGTTGGTGCTGATACTCCAGCAAGTGGAGGTTTTCAGCAACTTTTCCGGGTGAATCCCATTAATGTTGGTGAGTATAAGCTTACCACACTTCCAGGTCGATCTGGTCCAGCTGCAGATGTTACCGGTGGTCGCGCGGCTGTTGTTGGTCAACTTACACATAATAAGCCAGAAACTACTGCTCACCTTCCAACTCGTCTCCCTAATATGCCCGGACGAGCTCAGGGTATGTCCGGTGCAGTTCCTAGGGCGAGTCATCAGAAGACTATGAGGACTACTAACCGTGCAGAGACTGGTCTTCGTTCGGACGGTCTTGGATTCAATGGTGCTAAGCGAATTATTTCTGCTCAGGCTATGCCTCAAGATCCCACAAGGTTTAAGAGTGACCGCAATGATTTACACTATGAGCATTACGCACAGGCAACTCCAGGTATTACCAACTTCAAGGGTGCTTACGAGAACAGTGCCGCTGCTAAGATTACTACAAAGAACAACGAGGAGCTTATGAAGTACGGCTTCCGCCCCGAGGATCGCCGCGGAAAGGTGAATCGTATGGGTAATAAGGGTAGGATGAATGTAAGAGAGAGTGCCCTCAAGCAGGGTGGCGCCCTTACAGCTGTTCGCGCTGATACTACACGAGTTGACGGTCGTTACGGTACTCCCAACGGTGGTTGGACTCAACAATATCAACAGAAACCCTACCATCAGCTCAACGCGTATAAGGGTAACGAAAATCCCAATTCCAGAGACTTGGGTCTGGCGGCGAGGGTGCTTCAGCAGAACCCCCTGTCCACTCAACTTTATTAATTTTAGATGAATAGTTAAACAAAAACACTCATTAAAATACTCTGCATATATTTTAATGAAGGTTCATACCCTAAATATAGATAGTAGTCAACGTGACACATCTGTCTACCCCAATTCTAATAGTTATGTGATCACGTTAGAAAATCCTATATATGATGTCGAAGAAATACGTCTCATTTCTGGTCGCATTCCAACACCTCAAACACCTTCACCCAACTCTCTTATTTTGAAATTATCTTCAGGTTCTGACGAGTTCAATCAATCTGTATATGCAGGAACACCACATTATACCGGACATATATTACTTGATGGAACAACTACATTAACATTTAATGGTTCAGATGATCCTTTTGTACATCGTTTTCATTCTGGTTCACATAAAGTTATAACGGAATTAGGACTTGATTTTTATTACATGAACAGTGGTGTTCTTACACACTATAAAGATGCTGGTACAGACCATATTTTGAAGTTTGAAATAAAGTGTTCTACAGATAAGTTAGAGGGACTTCCAAAGGTTCCCTTAGAAGTTGTTGAAAAGACGTTGCCGCCACCAATAAGTATCCCTGAGATGGTAGTTGATACTTATGAATGGAAAGACTATGTTTCTATTGCTATTATTGTATTTTTCGGAATGGTACTACTCCTCCTAATGAAGCGCAAACCCAAACTTAGCGAGTGATCGCGAAGACGGGCTGAGCAGGCTTGGAAACGCGGGTGGAGATCTTGGAGATGATCATGTAGACCGCGATGGAGAGGAGGGTAGTAAGAATAGCGGTAAGGCTGTACTGGACACCACCGTTTTTGGGGACGCGGATCACCTGCTGGATGAACCAACGAACAACATCCATCCACGACATGGCAGCCGCGAAAGAGAAACCTGCAACGATGGAGTTAAGGGACTGAGTCTCGAGCTCCTGGGAGACAAGATTGACGGTCTTGATGGCTTGGGCGGTCATGTCAGACATAGTGTATAATATACCTTATCATTAGAAAATATTACTCGGGTAACAATTCCTCCTTTTCTACAATTTTTTTGTATTTTGTTTTTCTAACTACTGATGATTTAGCAAATATTTGTTCTTGTTCTTCTTCTTCATCAGAGTCTGCATCAGAGCTTTCAGAATCATTATTAGTCACATGAAATGACTTATATTCAGATAACGTCCAACCTTCTGGTTCATTAGGCTCCAACGTGCTCATTACTATTAATAGCATTTTTTAACATCTGTTCTGTCGGGTTTTGAGGTTGCCATGCATTCCACCTGTCAAAAGCTTCATTAACCTGGAGAAAAGTCTGATCTGTTCCTGAATATCTAACAAAATCTGGACATTCCTCTGAGTCAACATCTTCCTCTCCCTCCTCCATCTCCTCCTCTGTGAGTTCTTCTTCGTAAATTTCAGGCATCGTAGAACCAATAGATTCTCCAACTTTATACATAGCACAGTACTTCATAGCATATTCCATATCTTCTGGAACTATAGTGTCCCTTCCACAAGCTTTGGCATATTCGGCTGCCAGTAGAGTAGATTTTTCCATAACAGGTAACAGAATGTTGGTCATAGTCTCAATGTACTGCTCAACCATGCCGTTACCTCCGTCACCAAATCCAGTTTGCATGTTCATTTTAGTATTTAACGTCAAAAATAGTTCGCGCAGTTCCCCCACTTACTCGGAGGATGTTGTGGCTGAGAGCGTAGACTCTGAATTGTCTTGCATAATCTACACATGGTGTGAGACTTAGGTTGACAATTTGCTCTTTTATCAAACTGAAGTTAATCTGACCAGTTGGATACCACTTCTCTGGTTCAAGTGCAAAACTGTATGAATAGAATCTTCGAATCAATTGAGTCTTAGAATGATGAATAGCAGCCTGAACACCCTTGAGGAAAATTACATTACCGGTATCTCTAGTAATTATGGGTTGTCCATCTAGATCAAGTGTGAGATAGTCAAGATTCTCATATAAAATGTATTTTCCACCTGTATCAGCAAGTGTATTATCATAATCAAATGGTGTCATAAACTGACCTTCTCCAGTTCCAACATCACCCTGCCTTTGAATAACAAAGTAAAGTTCCCTAACAGGATTTACAAAATCCAAATTGAACCGACCTTCTTGATTTCCCTGTGGAATATCGAATACATTTTGTTGAACTTGTGTGATAATATAGTCCTTCTTCTCTGTCATAAACTTTACCCTTTCAGATGGATCTAAGAAGACAACCTCTGTGCATAACCTAAAGTCCTTGATATGTATAGTTCCGGGTGTAACAGGTTGAAGCTGACCAGTTGATCCCTTTATTATGAGATGATCATGATTTCTAATCTTAATTTCAACCTCGACTTCTTGTTTTGTTATGGAACATAAGGGTATAGCCAACTCTGGATTGTTATAAAAATAAAAAGGTAAATCTACAAAGAACTCATCTTCTGTTGTAGCGGTACCAATAACACCGAGAATGTCTTTGTCAGATACTCTTGTGTCAACTGTACGCTCCGGGTATTTACCAATAAGCTCTTTGAGAGCCCTTTGCTTTGTTTGTGTGATGTTATGTTCTGAATATATTTGGAGATAATCACTTGTTAATCTCTGTATAACTTTACCACCCACCATGAGATCTACATGTTCTATGAGAGCATGTCCTATAGACTCAATAAACCTTGGGTCGTCATAAATTAGAGTAGAAATAGATGGCAATTTCATCTTAACACTTATAGTTGTCAATAAATCACCTGTATTTTGAGGAACTCTAAATCTGACCTTACCACCGAAATCTGCAGCATTTTCTGGATCTATGTTTACATATTCTCTTGCAAAGTTTGAATGTTTTTTGAAACTTTGCAAAAAGTATGAATAGTCTGGATCAAAGGTAAAAAACCTGTCTTGAGGTCCAGATGTTAAAAGCTGTACTCTTCCAGCCATTACTACTATAAGATTCTAAAATTTTAAGCCTGCCAAACCAGCATTAACACGTAATATATTAAAGTTCGAAGCATATACACGTGTCTTATTATCATCTACACTGTTGATAGGATCTATTTCAATTGTCAACAATTTATGAACTATTCTGCTCATGTTTACTTGTCCAGTTGGATAATACATCTCCGGATTAAGGGCAAAACTGTACATAGAAAACTCAGATTGTTTATAATTCGTCGCGGCTACGTATTCTGGAGGACTTATATGATATTTTAGAGCTTGTTCATAAACTAAAAACTTCCTATCTCTATCAAAAACAAGTTCGTTGTTGAATCTTAATTTTACATTTGATATCGTATTATACCTATTTGGGTGATTATCACGAACAGCCTTTTCAGATTGTGAAACGAAAAAAAGTTCCTTAACTGGGTGTGAAAAATTAAGCATAACAGATTTAGTATTTTCACCAGCTTTCATTACAAACTTTGACATTTGAAGTTGTGTTATGACATAATCAATGGGTCTGGACATAAGGTAGTCACGTTCTCTGTCTGTGAGAAATACAAACTCTGTATCAATTGCTATCTTTTTTAGAGTAGCTATAGCATTTTCTGGGTTTGCACCTGATACCAGTTCAGATAGAGGTCTCAGCTTAATCCTCACTTCAACTATTTGTTTAGTGAGAGCACAAGTTGGTATAGAGAGACTTGAATTACGATAAAAATAAAATGGAAGATCAATGAAATAATTGTAATCTCCCGAATAAGCTATCGTATTCCCGTGACTGTTCAGGAAGTATACAGTTTGGTCAGTGTCATCATCTGTATTGTAGAGTTGCTGATGCATGTAAATGTATTCACCTGTCAATTTTTGTATAGTTTGTCCTCCGATGAGAAGCTCTGCACTCTCTATTAAATGTGAAATCACAGAAGGAGACCACTCGTAACCAGTGGAAGGATCATCAAGTGTAACTTTCAAATTCAAGTTCTTTACTAAATCACCTTTATCGTTGGGTATACGACATGTAATCGTTTTTCCAAATGTGAGGTCTCCATCAAACTGACTTTCAATGTAATCTACAGAAAACTTAGTGTGTCTTCTAAAATTCATCAGGAAATATGAAAACTGTGGATCTCCTGTGAGCCACTGATCTTGGACTCCGGTGGCAGCAAGTCTTAAACGACCTGACATTCCTATAGTATGTGAGTAAAATTTTGCTAATTAAAACGGTACAATAATGTAGAATGAACCTTCAGTTGAAGAAATTCAAACCTGAGACTATTAGCGATGACAGGGTTTGTGTGTTCATAGGCAAGAGAAATACAGGTAAATCAACCCTTGTCAAAGATATCATGTACCATAAGAAACATCTTCCAGCTGGTATAGTTCTCTCAGGAACAGAGGAGGGTAACCATTTTTATTCAGATTTTGTACCAGATCTATTTATTTATGGTGACTATGATAGAGATGCAATCGAGAGGGTGATGGCGAGACAGAGAAAACTGGTAGGTAATGGAAAGTCAAATTGTGGAGCCTTCATGCTTCTTGATGACTGTATGTACGATAGTAAGTTTTTGAAGGACACGTGTATACGCCAGTGTTTTATGAATGGTAGACATTGGAAAATCTTCTTCATGCTGACTATGCAATATGTAATGGATTTACCACCAGCTCTTCGCGCTAATGTTGATTATGTCTTTATTTTGAGAGAGAACATCATACAAAATAGAGAAAAGTTATACAAGTCCTTTTTTGGTATCTTTCCTTCTTTTGATATGTTCTGTAAGGTTATGGATGCGTGTACAGAGAATTACGAATGTCTCGTGTTAGATAATACGGTAAAATCTAACAAGATTCAAGATTGTGTATTTTGGTACAAGGCAACTGTGAGAAAGAACTTTAGGGTAGGAAGTCCAGATCTCTGGAAACTTCATAAAAAAATGTTTAATCCTAAGTATCTCTCACAGAAGGAAGATGACGCTAAGAAGGCTACCAAGCAAACAAGATTAAAGATTACAAAGACGAAATAACAAATATAAACTCTGTAACTTTAGTAGGACGATTCTTCAGATTACGACTTCCCCTATAGCAGTTGTAATCAATCTCTATTTTTTCATACGTGTAGGGTTCTAATATCTTTCTCCATTCTTCTGGAGTTATGAATCCTTCGTTGCTATAAGACACTAATGTATGTTTAGCCTTTTCGGTTGCTAATTTCAAGGTAAGTTCCATAGCTTCATTAATCTGTCTCTTGTAATTATACTTACTTCTATTCCAATCTTCAGGGATACCTGATACTTTTGAAAGTGTATGAGGTCTCTCATTGGTACAAATTAAGTTTAACATGAAATAATTAGAACTGTAAGGATGTTGATTATATGGTGGATCTAAGTATATGAGATCAACCTTTGGTAGTTCTCTTAAAAAGTCACACGCATCCCGTCTATGTACGTAAACATCTCTACCCCTCTCAAGCCATATAGGAGTCTCAACTTCAATTCGTTTGGTGATTCTCTCAACTGCATGACCACCTTTACCACCCCACCCACCTTTGTGGAATCCCTTGAATACACCCGAAGTATTTGTATGAATACTCGCCTTTACTACAAGAGGACCCAAACAATAAGGCTTTAAATGATCAGGAACATTGCGGTGAATATAGTCAATCATACCGTCAATTCTCATAGCGTTCTCAGGTGTATAAAAGCATCTATCACAATCTTCATTAGGTGAATAAAGTTCTGTAATCATTCCATTTTTACCCGAACATTTATTCATTTGATCTATATGTTTACGAACTTCCTCTTGGTCAGAGGGAGAAGGTGTATTTAGATAACAAGTAGATAAGACTTCACAATACTTCTCCAAATCATTTACATACAATGTGTCACTATGTGTCAGTAACATTCTCGCTACAACCCCGGAACCCGAAAATGCATCGACGCATATTTTTGGATTTAGTTTCTTTACTACACTCTCTATGTTATCTACTAACTTTCTCTTATTACCTAGGTATGTAATCATAGGTTGATTAACATAGTCTTTCATAATCTGTAGTGATATCTTATGATTTCCTTAAGTGATTGCTTGGCAATGTGTTTCATAACAGCTAAACGTTCACCTGCTTTCCACATTGAACTTTTATTGGGAAACTCGTCATATTTATGTGTTTTAACACAAAAGGTGGCAAACTCACGATCAATGTCTTTTCGTATATCAATTTTTGGTAACATCTCTGAAACGTCAAAATCATCTGAGTTTTCCATTTCCCATACAATTGGCTCTTTCCCAAAGTTTGAGAGAGGACCAATCCTATGTATAATAGATTCACTACTATGAAAATCACATCCAGCTACAAATACCAGATACGGTGAGACAGGTAAATCTTTAAAAAGATGCCAAGATGCATTTAGATTCTTAAACACCCTCTCTATAGCGTTTCCAGTACCTTGTTTTTTGAGACCTTCATTATATCTATTATCATTTGTACCTTGGTATTTATCTTCAACAATTAAAAAACAATATCGTTTGGAATCAATTTCTATGAAAAATAAACCACCGTCCGGACTCATAAAACATTTATTGTCTTTATAATTTGGGATAACCTCAGAAACTTTCAAAGTTTTTTGCCAATGAAACTTTCCAATTTGTTTTACATAGTCAGAGCAAAAATCTTTAAACTCATCCAGGATACAATTTAATGTATTTTCCGAATAAACACATACACCGGATGCGATAGAAGACCCTTTGTGTGTATGTTGTAAATGCGACATGAATATTTGAGATGAAGCGCGTAACTTAGGTGTTTGAAAAACATAAGACTATATCAGATGTCTACCGATATAAATACTCTCAACCTCGCTGACAATGGTGATGGAATGGTATCTCTTAATGACAACCCAACTACTAATTTTGTTAATAACAATCCTCAGATGCCTCCACCCAACCGTGAAGCGTTTTCGCATTCCGAAAAAAATCTGGGACAAAGTAAAGAGATGACCATGGATTCTACACCTATTAACGATTTAATGATGGAGCCCCCAATGATTGGTGAAGAGCCAAAGATGCAGAGCATGCAGATGGCTGCCCCTAACCCCCAGGGTGCTTATGCTGCCCCTCAGCAGCAGGCGGCACCCGAGAGTAAGAACCCCCTTAATCTCACCGATGATCAGATGATTGCCCTCGTCGCTGGTGCTGCGGCAGCCCTCGCTGTGTCCAAGCCTGTGCAAGATAAGCTGGTGACTTCTATTCCCAAGTTCCTTAACGAACAAGGGAGTAGGAGCATGGTTGGTCTTGCTTCTACTGGTTTAGTTGCGGCTATTGTGTTTTACATTGTGAAGGACTATGTCGTGAAGCCTTAAACAGTAACTGCGGCTCCATTTTCCCAACCCATATTAGAATAGATTGATTTATCTATACCCGAAAAGTAAGTAATTATAGCTCCAATGGATAACATCCCCATGAGCAAGGCATTCGTTTTAAGTGTCTTGCCCTTGTCGGTTCCGTACTTCTTGAGATCCTCGGCGGTCTTCTTGAACAACTTATTCATGATATAAGTTAAGACTAACGCAATAACACTCGTCGCCAGAAAGAATTGGCGATCCACAGCAAGTTGTGGAATACGTCCAACAACCATGTGGAACACATTTGGAATTACCACTGTGAGCCACACGAGATTGAGATAGTAGTTGTTAATAATGTTTGGTACCTGAGTGACTCCATATACAGCAATCCAATAACCAATTGCAGTATACAAAACGTTGATAGGTGTCTTCATTTGATATGTACAAAGATTATTTATCCTGTACATGCTGACCACAGAACTCAGTTCTCTCTGGTATCTTCTCGTATATACCCAAGTTTACACAAATATCACGAAGTTCTATGTAATTATTCCAATAATCATCTGAATGAGAAAACTCTTCAACTGTGGAATGAGCTAACTCGTGAACCAGTACATGGAAAATCTCATTTACAGAACCATCAAGGCATATGGCAATCTCTTGACCTTTATTTGTGTTATACCCAACTGTTCCGTTCATTTTCTTATAACCAGTGATGGGAATATGTCTGGACAACATGTGAAACTTTGGATGCTCACTTTCTTTGATATGCCTCCTGAGAATTTCATATTTCTCTTTAAGCTCTATAAACTCCCTCGGTTCTCGGGTAGTTGCAAGTAAAAACGCATTTACGAGAAATAATAGAATCAATGCGATCATCTCTTATATACAAATATAAATTTGCTATAAAGTTCTGATATTTGGTTTCCCTCAAGACCTTCCCACAACTCTAACCTAAATCCCAACTCCTCTAAATGTGTGATAAGTAAATCCCTGTATGCAATTGGCTCTGACCGAGGACCATCTGCATAGAAAGGTGTATCCACCAAATTTACAAACAATTTCTCACCAAAACCACCGTTACCGGGTGTCTTCGTCACAAAGAAGTTACCCATGTCATCTTCAAGGGGTGTCCTAAATATGATCTTCTCGGAGTCGGGAATTATTCCTATGAGACGCCCACCAGGTTTCATCCTTTTCCTGATTTCCCTAATTGAATTGAAAAACTTTTCCTTCGTTTCAAAAATGTAATGAAGTGAAAAGTTGTAACAAACAATATCATATTTACGATTTGGACAACTATGAATATCACCCTCGTAGAAGTTTACCCGCATACGCATGTTTTTAGCACGCGACTTTGCTTCCACCAGGGCTTCTGGTATAGGATCACACATGCTCATATTTGCCCCACATTTGTGCCATTTCTGAAGGTCTCCGCCAAAGCCACAGCCAACATCAAGGATTTGATCACTCTCCCTCGTCACGGAATGGATCAAGTCCCTCTTAGCGTTGTTGTGGTTTTTTCGTATTTCCTCCATCTTATGGATTTTAAGATTTATTTCTTTTACTTAGGCAACCCAGAAACCAATTCATCCAAATGATCAAGGTAATTTAACTTCAACATCTTCCAATGAGATTGAAGAAGATGGTAGCCAATTAAACAAATAGTAATGAACATTTCCATCACCTTTTAGAAACTTCTGCTTCTCCAGATTTTGTACATCCTTCCCAATATCTAAAGTAGTAAACAAATCGTAACCCAAATTCTTGGCGATGAGGAATGCATCATTGAAAACGTCTCCAACTATGTAAAATGAATATGCTTGTTTGATTGTATATAAACCATCTTTTCTATGGTTTGGTATATCATAGAATGATATGAATGTATTATCCTTCTCATTTATATATGAATTAGCTGGAAGTATCCAATGTTTTACCCATTCTTTGTCAATGACTGGTGCAATCTTAAAATGTTTAAAATGATTCTGTAATATTTTGGTAACTTTTGGAATATCCTTTGTATACATCTTTCTGAAATTAGATGTTCCACGAACTTCAAGATATTTTTGTTTAGTTTTAGATGAAACTTTAAAATATCCAATGTCTGATAATCTTTTAACATTTAAAATGCGATGCCAATAAGAAGAGTTCACTAAAGGTGTTGGTATTTCAGTCACAGCGGTGTACACAGCCTGCCATATACCCTTTGTATTAGCAATTCGTTTCATTTCACTTATAAGAAGTGGTGCAAACCCTAAAGTTCTGTAATTGTGATGTACACATAGAAAATTGATTTGAACCATGTTTAATATATCATTACACACCCTCACTTTAGTGGGAACACTCGATATAAATCCAATAAGTTCTTGTGTTTCATCATGTACAATTCCTCTATTTTCATAACCGGGTGATTCACCTGCCCATTTTAGTGTTTCAAGTGAATATCTAAGAATATTAGTCTTACCATCTAAATATTGTTCACTTAGGAGTGGGTGAGCCTCTTTAACTGAACACACTTTCCATGAAAAACCATTTGGAAGCTTCACAGGTTCTTCCACAACCTTCTTTTCTTTTTCTATATCATCCCCCTGTTTATATTTGAGACCTTCCTGTGGGACGGGTTGTTTATCCCAAAATGTTCTCATTTGTATTTTATACCATAAATCTTTTAAGCAGGCTTAAAGTTTTGAAGACTGTATACTGTATAATATGTCTCTCGAGCAGGATTACACTACTGTCCCTGGTCAGCTTTACGCATGCCTCTCCGTCGTAGGACCAGAGGCTCCCCAGAAAAATGATAAGTTTGGTATTAAGATCCGCGGTGCTTTCTCCTCACGTGACGAGGCTGCTAACCACGCCAAGCGCCTCCAAAAGGAGGATTCCACTTTTGATATTTACGTCGTTGACATGTATAAGTGGCTACTCATCCCCCCCGACCCAACGAAGATTGAGGATGTGCATTACACCAATGAGAAGCTTGAGGAAATCATGAGTGGTTATAAGGATAATCAGGCTGAGGCTACTCGTATGTTTAACGAGCGTAAGAGGGATATGATGGAGACGAAGAGCTTCCTCAAGCCCGGAGATGAGAACTCTAAGTTTTACACCAAGCCTGATGAGAAGCCTATCAGTCATCCAGCTGACGTGATTGAGTCTCTCAGAAAGGAAAAGCCCGATACTCCCATGGAGGAGCTTGTTAAGGAGGCTGATGCCATTGTTGCTGCCGAGGTTGAGGAGCGACGTAAGATTCGTGAGGCGGAGGATGTGGCTTCCACTAATGGAACTATCGAGGAGGGTAAGGAGGAGGAAGGTGAAGAGGTCACCTCAGAGAAAAAGGATTAATTTCATAAAAAAATATAATTATAAAGTAAATAAAATGTGGAAAATAGTTACTGCCATCATTTTGACGAGTGTCTTCTTCGTTTTGTTTTTTGAACCGTATATACGAACTAATACGGTTATCGATTCAAAAAACAAAGTGAGTGCTACAGATGGTTTTATAGAGGATACCAGAGATGCGTTTATAATGCCAAGATATCCTACACAATTATCAACAAGGGATGAAACTGGTGAATTAGAGCCAATTTATGGAGACATTGGATCTTTCGTGCCATACTCAAGTGTATCTGAGGATCACTGGCTGCATGGTTTTCCCCATGAAGAAGCCTAAGAGGAATACAGCAAATGCAATTATCCATGTAGACTTGTCGATATTGGATAGAAAATCAATTTTTTCTTGCTGTTGATACTGCTGTTGAGGAGGTGCCATCATTTCCGATGGATGATAATAATATGCTTGTTCCGGGATCATTTCATCACTAATAGGTGTACTATCTTCTTCTTTCTTTAATGGATCCATATTTGCATCATAATCAATGGGATTTCCCAAGTCAGTCTCCATTTTTTATATAGTTATCGATTTTTTTAAGCGTCTTCTTCCTCACTTTCCTCATCATCATCTACGATGAAGTCCTTGAGACTTCCCTCATCTTCGTCGTCCTCACTTTCCTCATCGGAGTAAATCTCCTCGTCTGTGTCAAAGTCAGATCCAATCTCATCAGAATCATACTCCTCGTTAGTATAATCATCCTCTAAAACATTTTCTACTGGAGTGTAGCGCTCGGGCTTCTTTATATGTCTACCAGTTCGCGTACGTGTTTGTACCATTATATAGATAAAGAATCTTGCTTTTTAAGTATCTTTTGATGAAATTGTTCTCTAAACTCTATATCTGTGTAAAGTGCGAGCTCTTCTAATATTTCTTGTGTCATACGTATGTTACCAGCCTTTTTATGCTTCAAATATTCTTTATATAATTCTGGATGAACACCTGAATATATATGGAATTCGTCAACTCCATTTGGCACTATATTTTTAAACTTGATATCACCTATAAAGGTGGATGCTATGTATGCTGTAATACCTAATAGAATCAATGCCATTCTTCTACTATCTGATCTTTATTTTTTTTCAGATGGTTTAAGTGCTTGTTTAACACTACCACTAAGTTCGTAAGTTCTTGCGTTATTCTTTTTACAAATAGGACATTTTTGAGTGATTTTCGTTCCATTGATTGTATATGACATTGTAGCCCCTTCATGAACACCTTTGATCGTTTCACAATGTGTAACCGTGGTTAATACTGTAAATCCAGACTTTTGACGTGCAACACTTACAACACGTGTATCTTCTGGAACTTTCATACATCTAACCATGTATGACTCGAGAGGTGCTTTTACTGCGGAATGTTTAATTTGGGGTTTTTCTTCAAACTTTTTAATTTCGGGGCACTTCTTGAGGTCTTCCTTTTTGGGATACATTTTTTCAACAATTTTGGGTGGTAATTGATGTTTGCGACCGTAAAAATCTTTACAGAAACCATCTCGTCTACCTCTAATAGTCTCACATCTACAAAAACATTTTTGAGCAATTACCGAACCACTCACATGAAACCATACATGATTGGAACTATGAGGTCTTTTCAGATTTTCACAATATTTAGAGTTTGTACTTACCAAAAATGTTTCCTTATGTTTGAATAATTTAGTAACGATTGATAGACTTTGTCCCTCCATATTTTTTCGAATAAAATCTTCAATGAGACACTTTAGTTCATCATTTTGAATCTCATCTTTGGTTTGGGCATCGGTAAATGCACCTTCCTTGATTACTTTAGATGGTGGTTCAACTGTTATGTGTTGAACTTCATTCGTTCTAATTGCAGACATTTTGAGCGTGTCAATATTTGGTTTTTGATCAATCTTGAGAAGAGTACTCAGAGGTCCATGCTTATAAATGAAAACAGGTAAGTAGGCAACTTGTACAATCTTACCTGTACCACCACATTCTTCACATCCACGACCACCACATGGATTGTGTTTAGCCATCTTGTGAGACCATGGCATACGGAAACCACTTCCTTTGGATTTTCGTCTAATATCACCATATACAGAGGAATCTATAATTTCATTCCAATCTATAGATCCTTTTGCTTTTGTTAGAGCAATCAAAATATGTTCTCTCAGTGCCACAGCTGATGACTGATCAACTACAAAACCAGACCAATTCAAGTGAACACCAGTCTTAACAAGTTCACCCGCCTTTTTAGGAGGAGAAACAGATATAAGACATTCTTTGCCACCGTGACGTTTAACCTTATCACAAATAATTTTACAAATATCCTGAATCTCACTTAATGTTAGAGCCACGTCATCTTTGTAGTCTATATCAACGAAGAAATTATAAGTTTCCGTCTTTTGTTCTACTACGTAAAGTTTTTCTCCACTCTTTACAGCTTCTATATACTTTTCATAGAAGTCATTCAATCTATCGAATGGCACGGAAAGGACACCACCGTCCATGAGCACATGCGATAAGTTGGTTGCATTATTGAAATTATTGTGGTTACACCACTTCTTAAACATACCTTGTTATTGATCTTCTTCTCTAAACCATCTCACACAAGAGACATCATGGTATTCCTGACTCTGAGAAATTTCCTTCTTAAAAGTTAAAAGTTCATACACAGTTTTCTTCTCATTCTCTTTCGCCCATATATCCACTTCTTCATCACAAAATCCTCGATTTTTTTTCAAAAGTTCTCTAATCTGTAGAAGGATGTAAGCCTTTGACTTCATTCTATTTAATAGAGAAGGTTTTTCTATTGAGAGAAGTTACACACGAATAAAACTTTGGGTTTTTCAAAACATTGTCAATTATAAGTTTCCACTGTCTACGTGAATTGAAATCCTCGAGTGTGTCAAAACTCATATAATCATTTTCATCATAAGTCTTTTTTATTGGTAGCTTCTGTATCTTCCTAAGATTCATCTTCTGCTTCTCTTCGTAAAATTTTCTTACCAGTGATTGTTGGTAATTTCTATTATAGTCCACATAGAATACAAATACATTGTATTCCAAATCTATCGTGGGACTCTCTTTAACTGTAAACTTAAATTCGGTATATTCACCGTTTTTAAGTGATACAACACCACGAGTCTCTTCCTCTAATTCTCTTAGGGCACATCTGATCGGGTTGAAAATTTCTCTCCGCCTGCATCCACCTGTGACAAATATCCATTCCTTAAACCTTCGGTCTCTAACTGTAAGAAAACGAGGCTTATCGTCAACGAAACTGACAGGTATAGCTATAGCTTTGTATTTTTTCATTGCGCATTCGCAAGTTATAATAACCGGATATGTTTATTCCTCCTTCTTTTCTTCAGCAACCTCACATTCAACCTCTGGTTCATCTTCGGTAACCATCTGAGGCTCGGGTACCCTCATCCTTTGAATGAGGGTACTGGAAAAGTTCTTAAGACCTTCAAGGTCCTGCTTCTGCTTGTTCATCTCCTTGAATAGGAAAATGACACCAGCGATAGCTACGATGGTGGCTATCATCATGAGGGTTTCACGGTCCATTGCAATCATTATAACTTAGATACACACCTTCTTTTTAAGTATTCTACACGATAGCACCCATTTGAGTTCTTCCTGATGGTGGACAATCATATGGACTTTGGGCAAATTGGACGGATTGGTAATGCGTATCTTCACATGATTTCTGGGTAGGTGCTGTGGGGTGAGCAACATACTTTTCAAGTGTCCTGGATTTAGGATCATACGACAATACAAAAACGATGGCGAGTAGGAAAACTACGTTCCACATATGTTTTATTAGTTACAAAGAGATTTAATTACTGTAAAGGAGACCTCCCATACCATTTTCCACACGTAAAATGTTGTAATTCACTGCATAAATATCCTGGTCGGAATCATTACGGTCGTTTACGATACGAGCAGAGTCGAGGCGGCTGAAATTCAGGCTACCAGTTGGCTGAACCTTACCGGCGTCAAGGCAGAAGGGGTAAAAGAAGAGCTTCTCAACGGTAGCAGAAGCAACCGCGGATCCGGCGTTAGTAGTGTGGTAGTAAAGGGGAACCACGGAGAAATTGGGATTGGCAAATTTGAAGTCCGCAACGTCGGTACCATTAATCTGAAGCTTAAGCTTATTATCAACAGAGCCATCATGACCGAGAATGTTCACCGCGGAACCCGAAGCAGCCGCCAAATACTTGACGGGATGATTCAGGTTAAGCTCCTGAATCTTGGCACCAGACTTAATAGTCTTCTGGACCTGGGTAATCAGTAAGTTCTGAGGGTTGGAAGCGAAAAACTCACGCTCCTGGGTATCGAGGTACGCATAATTGGCATAGATATCCCACTTGCGACTGGAATCACTGGCGTTAGCACCCCATGTGATTCGAAGCTCCACGTCGTGATACTGGAGGGCAATGAGTGGAAGAGCAGTCTGCCAATTCTCACAGAAAGCAAAACGGAGAGGGTAGAAGTTCTCATTTGTAGAACCACCGAAAAGATCACCCGCGACGGACTTGGAAGAAGTGGTAGCGGAGAGAGTAGGAGCAATTAGGGTAGAGTAAGTAGAATCCTGCTCATCAATAACCTGTCCACCCACGAGGACCTCGACCTTGTCAATAAGATCAGTCCAATCAGACTCCGCTTGTACAAGAGATCCATTGTTGCATACTAAGTACACATAGTTGAGAAGGTCACCCTTGCGCTCGAAACGCACGGTGCTCATACCACCATTTGAAACATTACCCTGGATAACCTGGCGTTCCACGGTTTGAGAGAAGTTAGTATAGCGCTTATAGGTAGACCTGAAAAAGCTGATTTCGGGTTGGCCTACTAGGTGCACGTCCTGTGCACCTACGGCGACGAGTTGGGCAATACCACCAGACATTTTATATTATAGTGAGACTTTATTTTTTTAAGTGTGAGTCACTACGATATAAAATATAAAATTACAGCTTCATGATGTAATAAAGTGCATAATATGGATTTGTTACGGGTATAGCATCTCCACTTCCTGTATCACCCGAACTCGCTGGGTGGGTATGTACAGATCTGTTAGAGCCCCCCGTATGGTTATGTGGTATGTGTTTTGTCGGTAAATTATGAGAGTGAAGCGCCGCATAATTCGTGAGCTCGGCCGGGATCTGCGAGTTGGCGTGAGTTCCCCACTGCCCGCCAACCTGTGCACCGACATTATTATTAATGTAGTATCGATTTTGTCGCCAATTAATATTGGTCGCGGTGTGCCTATGACTGCCGCCGCCGCCGCTTTGACTATGACTATGGTTGGCGTAGCCAGTTCCTACGTTGTGCTTGTGTGGTGAATTTGCATCACTGACACTAACGGGATGACTATGTGTGGCTAACATAGCTGCATCAGTCAGGTTCGTGGTATCCGACCCACCGTCAGTACCTACAGATGTGGTAGCAGGTACGTCATCCCCGTTGGCACACCGAATAACTTTATCCGATAGATCTGGAGTTCCGTTAGCACCATCGCATATAACCCAACCTGGAGGAATATCAGTTGAATTTCCATGCCATATTCCAATTGCACCACTCGGAATATGTGCATTAGTGACCCCCCCAACTTCTAAAGAAGTTGCTCTAACACTACCATCCACTCGTAGTTTATAACTTCCTGGATCATTGGTGCCAATCCCTATATTTCCACCAAATGTACGAATAAGTGTCGTCATCCTATTATTACTACTATACAATTTTTTAAACTTAATAATTAAACGTATTATGTTTTCATCATATAATAAAGTGCATAATATGGATTTGTTACGGGTATAGTAGCTCCAGTTCCTGTATCACCTGAACTCGCTGGGTGTCCATGTGGTGCATCTGCATAATTTCCCTGATGACCATGTGGGGAAGAGTTGTTTCCCCAGTTGTGGGTATGATTTCCGGTGTATCCTATCGAGACATCGGAGGAATAATGATTTGAGTGAATTGCAAACTGATTGTAACCACCACCCCATACGTTCATATTAACCCAACCCGGATTTTGTCGCCAATTAAATTTCGAAACCGAATGTATATGATCACCGGCTGCGTTATTGCTATGATTGTGGTAAATGTTTCGAGTTTGGACGTTATGATTATGTGGGGCACTCCCAGTATCGACAGTAATGGGATGACTATGTGAGGCTAACATAGCTGCATCAGTCAGGTTCGTGTTATCCGACCCACCTTGAGTATTTATACCTGTGGCGATCGTCGGTGACGCTACATCCCCTGAAGCAGCTCGAATAAATTTATCCGTTAGATTAGGGGTTCCGTTAGCACCATCACATATAACCCAACCTGGAGGAATATTACTTTGAAAACCTTTCCATATCATAATAAAACCGGATGGGATATGTGCACTAGCAGCGTCACCGAAATCGACTGTATTAGCTCGAAGTGAACCAACTACATCTAGATCATAATCTCCGGGATCATTGGTGCCTACCCCGATATTTCCTCCAAAGACACCAACCTTCGTTGTCATTGTTATTACTACTATACAATTTTTTAAACTTAATAATTAAACGTATTATGTTTTCATGATATAATAAAGTGCATAATATGGATTTGTTACGGGTATATCATCTCCAGTCCATTCGGCGCGGGTACCTGAACTTGCTTGATGGGAATGTGGTGCAGGGGAGGTGGGGTGTGCACCTTGGGGGTGTGTATGACCCGCGTTGTGGTAGGGGACACCATGATTGTGATTCCCTCCTTGGTTGATGCTGGTATCGACTGGTATATATTCGTTCGCGTGAAACGCCCACTGCCCACCAACCTGCGCACCGACGTTATGATTAACCCAACCCGGCGCTTGTCGCCAATTAATATAGTTTATTGGGTGACGGTGATTACCTTGCTGATTCGACCCGTGCGTGTGTTGAGCGTTGTTTGTACTTGTATTATGACTGTGATTATCTTGAGTATTTCCTTGACTTACAGTAACGGGATGACTATGTGAGGCTAACATAGGTTCGGTTAGGGTCGTGTTATTCGACCCACCTACAGTACCTACCCGCGTCGTGGCAGGTACATCATCCCCTGAAGCACCTCGAATAAATTTATCCCTTAGATCTGGAGTTCCGTTAGTACCGTCACATATAACCCACCCTGTAGGAATAGTAGCTAAAAGTCCATGCCACAATCCAATTAAACCAGTTGGGGCGATTGCATTACCAACCCCCCCAATTTCTAAAGAAGATACTCTAACACCACCATCCACTCGTAGCCTATAACTTCCTGGATCGTTGGTGCCTATCCCTATATTTCCTCCGAATGTTTGGATAAGTGTCGTCATCCTATTATTACTACTATACAATTTTTTAAACTTAATAATTAAACGTAATTGCATCCACTTGCCCACCAAGCTCTGAACCTTTTGTAAATTTTAACACTCTACCATCCGGGTGTGATGAAAGATATTCAACAAATATATCATAATACCCAGCACCCACGATAGCCTCATTAGCATTATACTCCACTGTATTTGTATTTGTTGATGTTACACTAGACCACGGTGCACCACTATGTCCAACCACTGTTGTAGTACCTAATACTATATTTGCAGGTGTACCACCAGTAATATGACCACCACAAACGTCTTGTATAAAACTACTTACTGTAGATGTACCTTCAACTAATGTTGCGTATATCCTCGACTGAAATACATGATTTGAAAAAACAACAGTGAAGGTTGCAGTACTTACCGATGCATCGGCTTGTAAAGTTGTTGTATAAGAATATGTTTTTTTACATGTACCTGATCTGTTAGTAACAAGACCACCATGTGTGTATACTGTTAATGCGTGTAAGTTTGTTTGTGTACTTATACCACCGGCAACCGTAAGAGTACCTGTATTAACATCAGTCGCATGATCTGTACCAGTTAATTCTGTCATACCACTGATATTTACACCACCACCTACATCTAGACTTACATTTGGTGCATCACTACCAATACCAACTCTATTTGTAGATGCATTGACTACCAGTGTATCGGTATCAACAATAAGACCACCAGTACCAATTGTAGCGGTATCAACTGTACTTTCACTGGCATTCAGATTGACACCTGGAAAGTTTAATGTATGGGTTGCCATAATTAATATAAGGGTAGATAATAATTATCTAAGATACAATGTTGAATGTGTGTAATAGACAGCTTCGTCGCTGGTAGCCACCTTAATAAAAATATCCTTTAACGATCATGTATATCCACGACTGGGTACTACCGCCTTCACCCGATACTGTATGGTAAATTTTATTACCCGTATCGAGTGGTATGATACACGAATTCCACCAGTTACCGTAAAAATATTCAAATCCATCACTCTGCCCCGGCATAGATAAAAAACACTGCTGCGCCGCCAAGTTTCCAAATTGGGACGAAGGGCGAGCATTTCTACCACCTGTCCACATTGTCATTTGTCCTACATTTTTACCCAAAGCATGACCAACATGATCGTTGGCGCTATGTTGTGGCATAAATACGTCTGCGTATATAGCTTTACAGTTCGTAGGTAGTTCTGATGTTGTGAATGTGACGCGAAGTACACTACTAATACCACCCGTCCATTGCCATTCTTTTATATAAGGCGAATTAAGTAAATAAAGCATCGATGCCGACCCATGATTCGGACCGGTAGTAGGACCACTCACAGAGAGTTCACCAGTGATACTCGTATCTCCCGTGATACTCGTATCTCCCGTGATACTTGTTTCTCCTGTTAGGGTAGTTAAATCGGTAACATTTAAGTTACCTGTGACAGTGACATTGCTCTCTGATGTGTCCACAAAGAGTAGAGGGTCACTCATCTACTGTTTAGGGAGGTTTTTTGCAAAGTGGGTTCGTTAATCCCATACAAGACCTGTAAGGGTTCCATATGCAGAGTGCCACCTGTACGGATTCGCAGTATTAGGATCCACTTCTAGCTGAACTTTATATGAATCACCGTATATTAAACCGGACATAATTCCGAGATACCCATGTCCATCTAAGCGACTATGATCAACATAAAGGTATTTTATCCAACCCGAGCTACTTGGAAAATATGTAACTACATTGGTGCGTTGATTTTTAACGGCTATTCTTAAATGTATTGCTCGTCCACTTGTATCAACGTAGTCTCCTGAAATTGAAATTGAGTACAAAGGATCACTTGAATAAGCTGTCCACGCATCGCCATAAGGAACGTAGGTTTGCCATCCGTCTGATGTAAAAGACTTACTACTCGATTCCAAACGAATCATTCGTGCTCTTGTTTTTCTCAGTGACCCACTTATATGAACATCTCCACTCACGTCCAAATCTCCTGTGATACTCGTATCTCCCGTGATATTTAGATCTCCTATGACACCTCCAATAATACTTAAATTACTTGTAACATTTAGGTTACCTGTGACAGTGACATTACTCTCTGATGTGTCCACAAAGAGTAGAGGTTCACTCATCTACTGTTTAGGGAGGTTTTTTGCAAAGTGGGTTCGTTAATCCCATACAAGACCTGTAAGGGTTCCGTATTGCGAGTGCCACCTGTAGTTGCTCGAGCTATTAGGGTCCACTTCTAGCTGGACTTTATATGAATCACCGTATATTAAACCGGACATAATTCCGAGATACATATGTCCATCTAAGCGGTTTCTATTTATATACATGTATTTTATCCAACCAGAGCTACTTGGAAAATATGTAACTACATTGGTGCGTTGATTTTTAACGGCTATTCTTAAATGTATTGCTCGGGCTCCGTCAACCCAGTCTCCTGTAATTGAAATTGAGTATAAAGGATCACTTGAATAAGCTGTCCACGCTTCTCCATAAGGAACGTAGGTTTGCCACCCGTCCGATGTAAAATATCTATTACCCGATTCCAAACGAATCATTCGTGCTCTTGTTTTTATCAGTGACCCACTTATATGAACATCTCCACTCACGTCCAAATCTCCAGTGATACTCGTATCTCCTGTGACACTCGTATCTCCTGTGATACCTCCAATAACACTTAAATTACTTGTAACATGGAGGTTACCTGTGACAGTGACATTGCTCTCTGATGTATCCACAAAGAGTAGAGGGTCACTCATCTACTGTTTACGGAGGTTTTTATGCTATCGCTCGTATTGTTAAGTGGGGTCTCACTGGCGTCGCCGCCCCACCGCTAGTACCATTCCACCATTCATTAAAGTGTAATCTGGATTCGTATGATCCATTGTATTCTCTATACGTAATTCTTAACGTTTTTGGAGTGGTCCACGAGGTAAATTTTCCAGCTGCTGCATTAGTTGATGAAGCGTTACAGTCAATCGTATATTCAATAAACACAGGAAACAATGCATGATGCCAATTGGTCGATGCATAGTTTGAAGCGATTGTATGCATCGAATCCCTTAGAGTAGTTCCATCAACTTGCATTTGGTGATGCGATATACCTGAGTTTTCTGCGTTGTCCCATTGATACGAAAAACGATAATACACTCTCTTTGTACCAGGTGGTGGAGTGTACGCGATCGTACTTCCCGTTACCGCGGTGTGTGTAGTATTTCCATGTTGTGTAGCTGTCACGTTTTGTACGGTATATGTACCAGAAGTAAGCTCTATCTGTGATCCATCGCAAATCGAGCTTAGTTCTTCAATAATTTCACCCGGTCTGTATTGAGTTCTAGATAAGTTTCCTATGACATTTAGATCTCCAGTGACACTCATATCTCCAGTGATACGAGTGTCACCTGTTAGGGTAGTTAAATCGGTAACATTTAAGTTACCTGTGACAGTGACATTACTCTCTGATGTGTCCACAAAGAGTAGAGGTTCACTCATCTACTATTTACGGAGGTTTTTTATACATTGGGTCACACTTTAGAGGAAACGAAAATTATAATGTGGGTGGTTCTCGACTCGAGATTTCATATTCTAGGATAGTTGCTTCCATAGATTTCATCTCCTCAAGCTTGTTTTGCTCTATCAGGGAATCCATCTTACTCTTTATGATTTGTTCACCCTGATTCTTTATACGGACGTTAAAGTAATTTTCTATAAACTCTTCGGGTTTTGCTGCAATCACTTCCATACATTTTGTACCTATGGGATTAATTTGGATTGTACATGACGACGAACCATCACTGTTTTTTGTATATGTGACCGTAGACGAATCTTCTAACCGTGTCATTATGTTATATAAAGATTTATTTTTTTAACTATATATGGAGTTCATTTATGAACGGGAAAATTTCATCCCATCCGAAATATGTGCTCGAATCATCGATAAGTTCGAGAAAGGTGATAATAAGCGAAACGGTACGACTACAAAAGGACTCGATACGGGATACAAGCGAAGTACCGAGATACGACTATATGGAAACGGTCACTGGGACGATGAATTAAACTATTTCGATGAAGTGTTGGAACGTGCTAGAAATGAATACAGAATACACATAAAACCCCTCGACCGTAACCAGTTATTGGATGCTGTTATGAGGGATAGTCACGTGTACCCACCTCAGATTCAAAGAACCTTACCCGGCGAATTCTATCACTGGCACAGTGACGCTAACATTCCCACGAGTTTCAAAACTTTTACGTATATACTCTATTTAAATGACGTAGACGAGGAAAATGATGGAGCGACAGAGTTTAGTTGCGGAAAATGCATTCAACCGAAAACGGGAAAACTCGTAATTTTTCCGAGTACCTTCACGTACCTCCATCGAGGACAGGAATTAAAAGGAGGTGTTAAGTATATCGCCACGAACGGTTACACGTGTCTCCCACCAGATGTTCTTGCCGGACTTAGGCGATGAGATGACCAGCGAAATAGACGGAATCGTTACCATGGAATGTTGCTTGATTCAGATACACTTCTACATAATCGTTCGCATTTAAATCCATGATAGTATAGGCACTACCCGCAGTTGCATAATTACTTGTACCGTTGGGTCCCGAATATGCACGGACGTACTGGTACCCCCCATTTTTATATATAAATATTTCTGTTGTATCGGATGTACCAGTTTGTCTAAATCCGTTGGTATACATAGCATATTTACCAGCTGTATTTATCGTGATACGCGATCTTGTATTTAAACCACCTTGATTTACGTGAGTCAACGTTACACCCGTAGGGGTAGATAAAGTTCTATTCAAATGCGCGAAATCAGGTGCGTGAGCCCCGTGATTTGCTGAAGTACTGACACCTCCATTTGTAAGTGCCCAATTCGCCCCTGTTTGTTTTATGATACCATTCACATGTAGAGCTGTATCGGGTGAGACTGTACCGATTCCCACGTTTCCATTATTTTGAATAATCATCCTCGTATCAGCGGCTGCAGTGGTGACGGCGTTCGTATCGTTGACTGCGTCATTACAAAACTTTATGTCACCACGTCCGTTCACCAAATTGCGTTCATAAAATATAGCGGCTTTCGCGACTCCGGGGTTCTCGGTCGGAGCGTTCACGCCGAAGAATAAAGCGGCAGTAGTTCCTGCACCACCGCTCGCTTTTTCTATGAACAGTCCAGACGTACCTTCAGCAGCCGCTTTATATATATGGAGTGAGTTTGTAACATGGAGGTTACCTGTGACAGTGACATTGCTCTCTGATGTGTCCACAAAGAGTAGAGGTTCACTCATCTACTGTTTACGGAGGTTTTTTTATACATTGGGTGGAGTAGGCCAGTTAGGATTTTTTGGATCTTCAGTTACCGAGGGTAAGTCTCTAAGGGCTTGACGGTACACTTTCCATTCATCAATATTTTCTTGTGGTAAAGGTGAGTCGGATACACTCACAACCCAATCACATTCTGAAAGACGTTGCTTTCTTTCACCTCTAAACATTACCCATAGAGATTGAATACAATTTTGAGTTTCTACTTCGAATGCTTGAGTATCTACCGTAAATTCTATTTCATCGGTTTCTGAATTACGACTGGGTATTACGAAATCTGAGTTCATTTCCGGTGGAACTATGACATGTTCCAAATCAGAAGATCTAGATTCTACGTCGCTCTGCGTACCTCTAAATCTATCTACGATTTCTAATGTTTCTGGGACGAGGGAGACGTACGCGTTCATATATTATGCAATTGAAATTAATTCACCCGAAAAAAATGAGTGTGCTCTATAAATTGTAACTGACGCCCCCCCACGTCCACCGAACGCTATTTGATAATTGGCTGGGACATAAAGATCAAACGTAGGATGACCTAATCCTCGATATTCTCTATTAGTCCATATCATTTCATCACCAGTTGCAGATCCTCCTAATAATTTATAAGGTGCTATATCATCCCATGCTCCCGAATTAGACGTTCTATACCACATACTGTACTGTTGCTCCGAGGCGCTGTTGTTCCACGGTGCAACAGAAAACCTATAGTGACCACTTACAGGGGCTGTAAAACCTCCGGTAGAGGTACTGTAATGACTACCGACATTGTAAAGCGTACTGGTTAACTTGACCGGACTGTTGAATCCACTGAAAGTTCCGTTAGAACTATTAGAATAAGCGGAAAATCGAGGTTGGTTATTATATTTTAAATAACCTTGAGGAGAAATTAACATCTTCTCACTGGGATTTGAGCCCTGACTTGTGGAAGTTCTGAACGAAAGAGTACCCAGAGCACCACTGTAATTCGGACTATCATGTATACCGACAATCTCCGAAGACATATGCTGGGTAGCCCAAGTAAGGTCATCCGCTCCAAATTGCATACCACCTATCTCCGTCCCACCCGGGGTATAATTGCCATTTACGCCGTTATTTAGGGTTTCAAATCTCAACCTAGGACTCGAACCATTTCCTACACCTAATAAGTGTAACTCTGTAGCTGGGGTCGTCACCCCAATACCGACGTGATTTGTAACATGGAGGTTACCTGTGACAGTGACATTACTCTCTGATGTGTCCACAAAGAGTAGAGGGTCACTCATCTACTTTTTAGGGAGAAATTAATAGTCCACGTCTTCTAAAATATTCATGTAATGTAATTGGTTCCATATCTTTTGCCCACATAGTTTTTACTTCATTACATTTTACTTTGTATGCTTCAATTTGTTCAGTGTCGCCTTTTACTATACCATCTAAATAGTCCTCCATTTTTGGGTAATCACGTTTACGTGCATCCTCATATGTAAGTAATTCATCTAATGGATCACTATCTCCATAATGTCTTCGTATATACTTCCACGTATTTGTCTCTGTATCAAACTTCTGTAACGTATATTCATTTTGTGGTAATAATTCTACCGTTGTATAATTAGTCCAATCCTCTTGGGTTCTATCAAGGGCATCTAGAGAAAATGAATATATAAAGTCATGTTGATCGTAAATGTGTAACATGTTACTTATATATTATATATATTTTGTGTTTGACCATATCCGTCACTAGAACCATCTGGGTATACAACTTCCGTGTACATACCTCTGGGGTGATGTGTGGATGTTGCAGATGTTGAATCACCACCCGTTTGTCGGGCATCAATTCTAATTCTTAAATAAGGTCTTCCCTGAATCGTTTGTATATATTTGGGATCTGGACTTGGTACATAAACTCCCGAAGCTCTTGTAAGGTACGAGGTGCTGTGAGATTGTGAAACATACGCGTGTCCATATCTTCCTTTATAACACATGGCTTGTCTCCCTAAAAATTGATATGTGCCATCACTACCATGTAAAAAAAATTTTAATCTGTTTTCATATCTACCGTCTTCTCTGTGTCCCAGATAACCCATATAAAAATCTGGGTATGCATTTGAAGTGGGATTTTTTGGTGGACATATAGGGACATATAAATTAGTTAAGTTGGTCGTATGCCCTATAGAACACATCGTGGATCCTTCCCAATTATCCGAATGTTTTCCCACAGCAGTTCCACCGTTCATAGCTAAATACATAACACGTGCTTGCCAAAACGTTAATCCGTAAATATTTGGACGCATTGCAATACCTGACGGATAGAAACTATTGTTGCCATCCGAAGTCCCACATACAGCTATATTTATATTTCTGTTGTGAGGGCTATTATTATCCTCTGTTGTTGCATACGAATACTCTTCCACTACATATTGTGGTATACTACAATTTCCCCATTCATGATAACTGTGAGATTGAGATTGTCCACCATCAGGACCTGGAAAAGGTCGTGCATCGCGGTTCGCATCAAAACTCGTCGCGTTCATATTTGTAGTTGCTACACCAAGTCTATACCAACTTGTTCTATCCTCATTCGTTACATAAACACATGCATGTTCAAATCTATCCCGTGTTATCATCTTCATAAAAAACATATGAGAACATGTTTTATTATCTATCCATCTGACTGGTAAAGAAAGCAACGCATATGAGGAAGGTTGTGCTAGATTACCATCGTTATCTCGACTCAAATTATAGAACTGAGTCATATTTTGTAAGTTCCATTTGATAGAATGAAAATGATCATTGATTGTAGTGCTCCCATAAATTCTTATTCTACCCCATGAGCTATCACTATTATAATTGTACGGTTCGTTCCTTACACCTACTGTATTGGAAAAAGTTTGATCACCCTGCCATGTATATAATGGTTCTCTACCAATAATTCCATGTACTGAACTAATTGGATTTTTATCGTAAGTGTCTAATACAGCGTTTCCATTTAGAGTTATTAAATCAGTAACGTGGAGGTCACCTGTGACAGTTACATCAGTAACGTGGAGGTTACCCGTGACAGTGACATTGCTCTCCGATGTGTCCACAAAGAGTAGAGGGTCACTCATCTACTGTTTACGGAGGTTTTTATACATTGGGTGGAGTAGGCCATACGGGATTTTCCGGATCCTCGGTTATCGAGGGTAAGTCCCTAAGGGCTTGTCGGTAATCCAACCACGCCTGTTTAATTTCGGGGGTAGGGTGTGAATAATCGGGAAATATTACAAAATCTGATTCTGTGAGTTTTTTATTTCTTTCTATCCGTAAGTATTTGAACCCCTCATTCCTATAATTTTCTTTAAATCTTTCCTCTAAAAGCTCTTTTGAAGGTTTCTCATATCCATCTGGAAATGTGAGAGTGTCCCACGATCCGCTATGTCCAAAGGATACGGGTGGATTTTCCATTACTTCTCTTACAGTATCTGCAAACACGGTGGAGTAATATGGGTGTAAAATGTATTGTTCGTTAACCATTTACTGGAGGCTTAGAAAATATAAGTTGGAAAATACATCATATTTATTGCCAATCCGTTTATGGACAAGGTTCCACCTGAAGTACGGACACGCAAACATATGGCCCGGTTACCGGCGCTCACTTTTAGGGTTCCACCCCAGTTAATATCTTGCCAACTTACACTAGAGTCTTTATATGCATGGAAATCCCCCCCGTAATTCCCCGCGCCTCCAACCGTATGGAAATCGTAAAACCCTGAAGTATCAGCCGGATCTGAATGATCTATACCTATTTTTGCATAAACCCAACGATTTCCAGCGGAATTAGTAAAGTGACCATTCATACTTAATATGACATATCCATTGTATGGAAAATTATGACTGAATGACCATAAAGTTGTATCACTGGTGCTGCTAGTGGAGTAACCCCAATTGCTTGGCGCATAAAAAATGTTTCTTTTTTGGGTTAATGCAAACTCAGCCATCCCAGAACTATTTATAGTCAATTTATCAACGTTTCCCTGGCGTATATGAACTGGACGACCTGACGCAGAATTTAACATTGTTTCTCCATTTGATTCTTGTAAAAGTGCGTATCCTCCGTTATCATTTGAATCAATATGACAGATAGCCATAGCGTCATCATGTCCACAGTATCCTACTGCCGCACGACCTAAATATGATGTCGTATTAGTATCATACCCACCACTTACCTCTGTGGTAACATGTAGGTTACCTGTGACAGTGACATTACTCTCTGATGTGTCCACAAAGAGTAGAGGGTCACTCATCTACTGTTTACGGATGTTTTTATTACCCACAGTGGTAAGTGCAGCCTACGAATGCTGCGACATGAACGGCGTTCGCTTCATCTGTGACATTTCCATTTGCATCTAGATATCTTGTTTTATAAGCCTTTTCAGTTTCACTCGAATCCTCCCATTGGAACTGCCCGTGTTCGTCTAAAACATTCACTATATCTTCTCTCTGTTCATACACAAAACCGTCTTTTTCTGGATCTTCCTTCACAACTTCCATCTGATCAATTCTATAGTGAACATCGTCAGCAATTTTACGCTGTGAATCGGGTAAAGTATTGTACTCTTCTTCGGTTATTTTCACGTCCCCATATAGAATCCAATAATCGACCATTTTGGGTTCTTTTTTTATTATTCGTTTCGGTTGTGTGACTGGGTTAAAATCACAATCCATGAGTATCTTTGCAACTGTGTAGTTATGTAAAATATCATCATTCTGTTTCATACCATATCCAGATACGTTCGATGTCGTGATGTAATCACCAGACTCCAAAGTACCATTGATGTTAGTTACCCATACAGCTCCCTCACCGACCGAGTTTACGTATACACGTGTATCTCCTTCTTCCTTTTGCATGTTAGAAACAAAATTACCGTGTACCTCTTTTCTCGTTTCTGGATCTTCAGTGGTTGATAAGACCCCGAAACACTTTTTGTCGTTCGCCTTGGTCGACAGGGATACGAGTGGTAAAGATTCGTTGACGGTAATGGCTTCGTTACCACACACCACACCTCCACTCATTTTGACGAACTCATTTTGATCCGCGGAGACGATTAAACCTTCCTTATCGACGAGTTGATTGGTCGGGGTATCTTTGACGAAGGTTCTGTGTTGACCTGTAAAGTTCATTCGAATACTGGCGGCATTATCTTGTATATATGCAGATTCATTATAGGACCCATTTCTAACAACACTGAAATACATATCGTTATCACTTGCCGATAACCCTTGATTTTGTGCACCAAACCACCACCCATAATTTTGGGATGTATTCGTGCCGTATGTTGATTGTATGAATATGTTTTTTCTTCCATGATTTGCTGAACCGGAATCTTTGCCGTCTACACCTATCATTAAGCTCCCTCCTATGGCAAAAACTTCGGAAGATTCCGTAGATGAAAATTTTAACATATTACCTGCATTATACGATTGTCCATCGCTGTGGTAATAACGCAAGTATCCGAACTGACGATCCCCCGCGTGAGGTATCTGGTCCGTGAATGTTATCCCTACACCACCCGTGGTCGATGATTTCTCTAAATAGAGTAAATCTCTACCACCGTATAAATGAAGTTTGTTACCCGGATCATCCGTCCCGATGCCCATGTTTCCGGTAGTATCAATTACTAATTCATTTCCACTTCCACCTGTTCTTTCAAAATATAACTTATTATCGGA